GGCAATAATCGCCTTTTTTATTTATCAGTCTTAAAGTATGGTCATCGGATGGTCTTTCACCAACATCTTCAACAAAATTCCAAAAATTAGACCATCTCTGACATATTTTTTCCGACCTTCTTTTCCATGACCATATCTGATAAAGCGGATGTTTTTCTTTTTGCCCCCATCCTTCAGGTCGAGTATTGCTTAAGTGATCGTGCCGTTTGAATCTCTTGTAATGTTTCTCACACAAATTCTTTGCTACTGAAAGATTAGTACAGCCGTCCACGGAACAAACTTTCCTTACCTTAACATATTCAGGCGTTCCGTGCTTAAGCCTTCTTTGATAACATGAAGCGCACAATCCTCGTGCTACTAATTTTTTTTCTTCTTTACAAAAAGAACAAATACTGTTGTTGACATTCTCGTTAGCTTCTTTGTAACAATTCTCACATAATTCCGTACCACGAACAAGCATTTTGCTTTCGCCACATTTTGAGCATTTCATATTCCGTACCTCCAGTTAAGTGTTTAGCTTATTATAAAGATACGGAATGTTCTGGACTCAAGCAAGTGGTATTTACTATGCTCCCGGCGATGCGAAAATTCCGCGTGGGTCTGTCCAGCCTGCGGAGTACCGAGAGGTCGCTTTAAATTTGGCATTCTCTGTATCAAAGTCATTATCCTGTGCAAAATCGTCACTACGGCGATTGAAATACTTCGTTCCATCAGGACAGTTCGTCAGGAGGAACCATGCATCTGCGTCGGTGAAATAATGATTGATAAAGAACCCTTCAGGGATATTGCGGTTGGCCTTGAGAACGTTAAGGGCGTTATTGGCAGTATCATTCTGGAGAGTTGACTGAAGAATCCTGGCAGCTTCATGCTGTAGGGCAGTCGGAATGAGAAGTTTTTTAGGCATAACGGCGATTTTCATGCCGCGATCATCTTCAAGATTCGAGATGTCGATACATGCCTGCTCGAGAGATGCTTCCGAAAGGTCCGCTGCGAGAGCGAGTTCATTGGCAAATGTTCCACCAGAAACGTTCGGATGCAAGGCAGAACACATCTCAACGCCATCACCACCGGTGTAATCAGAGTTGAAAGCGCGGTTATAGACGTTCGCGCAAACCGTTTCTTTTGTCTGACGCATCGAAAAAGCGAGTGACTGTGACCGTCTTCGGGACATTTCCGCATACTGGTTGTCCTCATACGCTTCTCTGGTGATAATGAAACCGAGAGCATATGTAACGTGAGTATAACGGGAGATGTAGCCCTGATACTGCTGGTCGTAGGAAATAGAACTTCCTTCGCCCTTAACAGGAGCAAGACCAAAGCCGGTGACACTGACTTCCTCTTCCCACTGTTTATCCGATTTTTCAATTTTGAAGCATTGATTATATTCAGGTTTGTGTTCCTTGTACGCCTGACCGTAGAATAACCGCACTCCAGGCCACAGGGCCTTAGATACGGTTGCACTATTCATGACACCCATTGTGATACTCCTTTGTCAAAAACATCAAATTCAAGATTAATAGCTCAATAAAAAAACTTGCAGCAGCAGTAAAATGCTATTACAAGCCGAGAATCGGTCTGGCAAGCTGATGAAGATTGATCATAACTTCCCATACAGCATTGTCACCGATATCGTTACCGGGAACATCGTGAAGACCGAGAATAATTAATTGGGCTGTCACGTCGGCAGATGCGCCGGCAGCATCAAGCTCTTCTCTCGCAATACCACCACCAGCAGCAGTAGGATCAGCCGCTCTTGCGATATTTGCATTCAAAAACACATCATCAGCGTCGAGCGTTGCAGTTGCGTCATCTTGAATTATGAAAATAACATCGGGATCAACACAGACATAACAAATTCTGTCATCGTCTTGGGCGGCATTTGGCCTCCAATTAGGAGCCAAACTGTCAGGATTAGCTTTGAAACCGGTTATTGGGCCCAGAATTTCATTGGTAACACCAACGGTAGTCTCTTTAACATCAGGGACACCACGAGCGTCAGAACTTCCAGCGAAAAGAACGGTAGTCCCGACTCCGTAAGGATCGGTTTCAGCCGCTTTAATGTTACACCTCATTACCCCACCATTCCAGGGATTTCCATTGAGATGCCGAACAGGTTGCAGACCAAAAGGTGCGTTTTTGTTAGCCACGGTAATTCCTCCAAACTTGTATATAAAGGCAACATAAAATAATTTATCGCCTTAAATTCGATTTTGTTTACCTACGATTTTCTGCGATCTCAACTTTCCCGTATGAGCCAGTATTATCAATGACTCTTTCCTGCCCTGGGATTGGAGTTCGCATGAGAGCAGCTTCTTTCTGATCTACTCTCTGCTGTTTTGCTGCTTGATCTTCATCGTACAAATCTTGAGAGATTCTCATGAGGACGCCCTTTCTTCCTCCACCAACGGACCTGACGACTGCTCCTCCCATTTGAGAGTCTGCACCTGCCCTGTCATCCCCACCTTTTGCATGAGGATCGATGACACGCTCATAACCGGCATCGGTAAAACGTCTTACACGATCCCCATCATAAAGGTCAGTCACCATCCGATAATGGAATCCCGGCTCTTGCCTGAAATTCAACCTATTCTGTGTACCGATTGGAACTCTCTTCTTGCGCTGTTGGGTACTTTCTCCGTTTGCGGAACGAATAGGACGTTGTGTTACGGTTTTCTGCGCTAAGGTTTCTGATGCGCCAACTACTTCTTCCGAATTCGACAGATCATCTTCAGAGAGCGCTGCTCTATCTGTCGGATCGGCTGTTGCACGTTGACTCAATTTCGTGCTATCTGTTTCAAATACGTCTAATATATCATTTTTTTTATTATTCATTTTCAACACCTCTGGTATATTGTTACATAAAGTTTGCGTTTTTGTCAATAGAATTCTTTACACACTGTATTTAAAATAATCATCCACATATGCCTGTTTATCCTTGAAAACACCCATACTCACATACTTATTACAAGCATTCTGAGCGTCGTCATCCAAGTCAGTAAAGGAATGTGTGGCCTGGTTGTTTGAAGCGCGTGTAAGGCCAGGTTCCGCCACTGCTGCGCTCCTTTGTGACTTAATAACCGGAGCAGGATCGCTTGTTTCTTCCATTTCAGAAGAATAAACGCTGATTTTCCTATCAACGAGCTTCAGCATTTGCTTATATGGCAGATCAGGATTATCAGCAGACACCTTATCCGCGATAGCTGTCAGGTCTTCGTTGTAATTAGCGCTACCCTCACCATACCACTCATTGTTGCCTTTCCATTCTACAAAATCAGGATGTGGCTGTGATGGCGCAGGATCAGGAGTGGCGTCTGGTTTTAATGCCTCTTCATGCTTATTGAGATCGTCGAGCTTTTCGTCGGCTGCATTTACGGCATCGACATCAGCATCTTTTATCGCCTCTATCTTGTCACCTTCATATTTTTCCCGAAGTTCTTTAATCTCATTGACATGACTTTCGGTTTGCCTGTCCATCATTTTTCTGGTATCGTTGTGGAAACTTTTCATGCCATCACGCAAATCTGTTATCTCAGTCAGCAGACGATCTTTAGTGTCTTTTGATTACGCCCCAAGATCAGGTGCATTTTTGACAAAAGTTTTTGCATCAACGAACTTGCCGTCCGGGCCTTTGTAATGAGATTTATCTGTCCATCCCATATCCTTAGCCACTTCTTCCCATACTGCTGTTGCACTATCAGGAACATCAGCAGCAGGTGGGTCAGCCTTATCATCTACTTTTGGTTCAACAGCACCACCGCCTAAACCATCATCTCCATCGCTTAGGTCAGATGCGACATCTTCAGTCGCCGGGTCAGCATTCGTTGCCTTGAATGCGTTGTTACCGTCATCATCAGTAATCTCATCTCCATCAGGACTGTAGGAGATAGCTTTTTCTTCATGTTCGTTTTCCATTGTTTATCTCTTTCACTTTTAGATTCGCTTGAATTGTCCATAATATTATAGTCCAGTTATCACGATTATATTATCACGATTATATTATCACGATTATATTATCACGATTATATTATCACGATTATATTATCACAGTTTTATCGTCTGCGTGGGGGTTTCGCCTTCTCCGAATTCCTCGACAGACAGAATATCCTCGTCGTTGATAATCCGGTATTCGACATCATCACGTATAATGGTATGCCCGCAATGCTTGGCTACGATAACATGATCGCCAATCGCAGGAATTTCCCTGGGAGCATCTTCAATCAATTCCCTGCCCTGCGGTACCGAATTAAAAGCAATCGGGCCTATGGCTACGATTATGCCCTCTGTAACAGAGATATTTTCTCTATCTCTCGCATCCTGGGGGAGCATAATTCCTCCGGATGATTTTTTCTCGATAGCTTTGGTTCTGATAATCACCCTGTAAAGCTGTGGTATTAATTTACTCATTTTCTTCCTCGCTTTCGTCTTCTGGTTCTGCTTCTTGTGGAGTTGAGAGCATAAATACTTTTCCATACGCTTCGATAGCTCCCGTTGCTTGCGCTGTTAATGTTTGCGTTATTATTGCATTCTCATGGTTTAGACACCCACCCTCAGCCATCAGATTACACTCATTGCTCATGAGATTTTCCACTTCGTTGAAAAACCATGCTGTCACCAGGTTGCTTTTCCACGCTTCGATATCACCCGGTTTCGGTGTTAGTGTTTCCAACCTTTTCCTCCTTTTGTGGTGTTCCTATTACTGCCATTTGTTTTTTCACAATACCCATCAACTCATCTTTACGAGAAGATAACTCATCAAGTTGTTTCTGGTACTCTTCCATTTGCGGTCCCGCTTCTTCAGCTTCAGCTTTTGCCAGTGTCTCAATTGTTTTCGCTCTGGCAAGATCAATATCAGCAAGTGTTTTCATTACTGACGCCTCGTCTTTTATGAGATCACGTTGGAATTTCTGCACATTAAGATCATGTTTCTCTTTCTCGAGAGCAGCCTTTTCCTGCTCAAGCACTATTTTCAGATCAGGCTCAGGCGGTTCAACTTGGAATAATTCATCAATATTTTCAATATTCATGGATTCGAAATATCGCCGCTGTATTGCCTGATCGTTAAGTCCTGTTCCCATCTGAGCCATGAGCGCTTCTGCTTTCAAGAGTTTCTGAGCATCATTGACATTATTCGGATCACTGACCGGGAGAATATCTATATTTGCCTCTTCATAGTCTGCCCTGGTCACTTCAAGGCTCTCATCATGAAAATTAAAATAAGTAGTCTCGTCCAAATACAATCGATTGAGACGATACAATTTCCGGAACTCTTTACTAAGCGATCTATGCATCCGCTTGTAAATAGCACCAAATACCTTCAAGCCCTGCTCAATGAGTGCCATGGTAGTTGTTGCCGGCACATTTGAAAGGCTCTGCTGCCCGGAAAGAATTTCAGTCGATGACATCAGCTTTTCAGAATATGTAACCATGTAGTCGAGCAATTTGAACAGAACCATCGATGGCTGCGACACAGGACGCGGCATGATTGATTTTCTAATATCATCGCCCTTAGCCTGTACTGGCTCGTAATTTCCTGGTTTAAATCTGAATCTCCGCTTTGTACGCGCTGATCCAGAACCGATCTGCATTGAAGCTGCGATAAAACCACCACCAGCTGTAGAGTCATGACCAGCATCAAGAAGCTGGTTCATTGCCGTGTTTATCGCCTCATTTGTGTGGCCCATGAGAATTCCAAAACCCATGTCATATATTCCGCCATCAATCGACGGTATAAAACCATATTTCGTGAAGTAATTTATCGCTTCAATTCTTAGAATGGTCCTGGTGGCCTCTTCAACCGATATGCCATCGATATCATATCTCGCAACAATCCGGACCACTTCCTGTGTATTGTAGTGGAACGTCACGGCATAAGGCTCCTTATACCCATCACCGTCAAGATCGAGCCAACGATGCTGCTCAATGAAGAAATGCGGTGAGTCATCATCCTGCGGATTCGTTCGTGATGGTTTCGATTTCTCATCGTTTATGCCATCACCGATATCATCCGGCTCTACTTCAGTGGCGCCGTATTCTATTTTCTTGAATACTCCAGCACGTTCGAATTCGATTATCTCATTAGGATGATACCATAACCTGTGAGAAAGTCTCGGCGCTGATTCAACTGATTTTGCCCAATAATTTATTACCAAATCTTCAGCAAGGACAAGATCAGATCGGTTAGTGTCCATTCTCGGACTATAATAAGTTTTCTTGAAAGCAGTACCAGTCAACGGGACGGATATCATCAAACGGTCCGTCTCTTCGATCCAATTCTCGATCTCAAACTCACATTGCCATGACATATGCTCGGCAACCCTCTTCGCCCTTTTGGCCTTCTCACTATCTCCATCCGGGCCTATTATCCTCGTTTTTATGATACCAAGATTCGATGGGACAATCTCTGGCATTGCCCGGGAATTGAATTGTATAGCCGCCTGGGTGAGAAGAGGATGCTTTACATTCGAAGCATTTGCCCACGGAGTATTTTTCTTTTCAGTCAACAGTCGAGCGAGATTATTGCCTTTCGTGTTCGCAATATCCCATTGCTGGCGACTCATCAGGTCAGCTTCATATTCTTGCCTGCAAGTCACGCCAATTTTCGAAAGCTCATGCTCATCTATCTCAAGAGCAATATTTTCCAACTCAGCCTGCCGAACGAGCGTCTGATAAGAAGTTTCCTCACCTTTAGGCTCCATGTTCTCAGGTTCAACGTCTGCACCGATATCATCAAAGCCAGTCTCGCCAGTCTCGCCAAACTCGTCTAACGGCATTTCTATACCAGCAACAGCATTTTCTCTACCATTAGTTTTGTCTTCATATTCATTTTCCATCTTGATACCCCGTCTGATTAATATCCTGTCTGATTAATATCCTGTTACCGTTGATCGTCCCGATTCATAGTCGTCATCACCCTCGTCATAGTCGTCGTATTCTTCGTTGCTGTTCACTGTATGCATAACTGGTTCTGCAAATGTCAATGAAAGCGCGTCGGCTCTGTCCGGAGACGGTAAGCCGCGACTCTTCATATCCTTTTTACCCTCGAGTTGAATTTTGTCACCACGCATTGAATATCCATATTCCACTCCTATCAACTGATCCTTCATGGCCTCATCAGGCGGTATATCAGCATGATTAAGCCAATCTCGCATGTTCCCCCACATCTCAGCGCGTTTATTAAAATACTGAGGGTCAGAGGACCGATTCGCACCATTGACTTCAATAGGCGCTCTTCCTACTTGCCGCATCCGGTCAATAACTCCTGCACCAATTCCAACACCATCCACAAACACTGCATCAGCATTATACTCTATCTCACATGCCATGATAAGCGATGCAAATTCCATCGTATCAACTTCTCTGTATTCACGTATCTCTTTGAGTTTAAGCCCTTGCCTGATCACAATTTCGCAAAAATCGTCTCCAAATCGCGCAACATCAGCACCCAAAACTACCGGGGCAAGTTGGTATGTGTCAGCAGGAAGACGATTGTCCATCGCAGTCTCAACAGCCGCGAGAGAAATAAACTGTGTGCTGGCAGCTTTCGGAAATACACCAAGAACTCTTACACGAACAAAATCACTATCAATGCCGTAATCCTCAATCCAGCCTTTGATAAGCTCTTTATCAGCCATCTTTGCTGTACGTGAATCGATCTGTGTAGTGTGCCAACGATGTTTGAACTTGAAGAAGCATTCGCGGAACCGACCTGTGTTTCGAGTCGGGTTTCCAAAACATACCCAGAAGGCGCCGAACGTAGTCATAGCACCACTGGCAGTTTCCCAAATCGAGTCAGCGACATTAGAATTTCCTGACCACATGCAATGCCCATGCCTTCTCGTAAAAAGAAGATGGTTTTTGGGTAATTCAGCACAATAAACATTGCCTTTATAGTAAATCTCTTCAAGCCTTTTTGTAAGAAATCCTATATAAGTTACATTTTTTTGTTTAGATATAACATATCCATCTCTTGCTGATACACCAATATGTGTTCCAAAATCTTTTTCCTGACCTTTAATTTTGCGTTTTTTTATTACTGAAATGGAACCACCCTTTATTATTAACTCCTGAAGATCATCAGCCATGCACTTCGAAGAAGTATAAAATATCTCACGTCCTTTCGTGTCACGCTTAATATATCCATCACCTTCTCTGAATGTATCCAAAAATATATTTATCTGCCTTTTGCTGGATTGTTTTACGAAATCAGGTACAAATTTATTATAAGACTTGTTACCGTATTTTGATAAAAACATTCCAAGCTGAAGATTAGATATGCCTATCTGTGGCGTGGATGCCGATTTAAAAATAGATGGATTAAATCCAAGCATCTCGCAGATTTCATAAATTTCATTTAATGTGGTTTCATCCTTTTGTGTTATTCTTATTCCGTAATGCTTTTTACCTCTCGTGACAAGACTACCCTCACTAAGATACCATCCCAGAAATTCCATCCATAAGTCGTATGGAAGATATTTACTATTCCATTTTTTTCTTTTTGTTTCATAACTCGGAATAGTAAAAATATTCTTATCCGGAACAACCCAATCTATGCTTCGCAACATAGCATGAGTAGCCTTTGATATGTCTTTAATTTTACTAAATTTCCATTCTCCGTATTTACCTCCACCCCAAATTTTATGATACATTTTATGATTTGGCGTAACACAGAAATTTCCACCCTTACGGTCATACAGAAACATCTTTCCATCTTTATGGTATTGATGAATTTTTATCGACTTAACGTACTCAGCGACATGTGTCTTTGGGTCCATTGACATAAAATCATCCGATAAGGTCACGTCTTTAAAATACTTCCACCCGTCCTTTGTCAATACCTCTGTTTCCTCATCGTGGCATGCTTCATCAAATATCATAAGTACATGCTTCTCATGAGTACCAGCAAAAGCCTCAGCATTGGTTTCACTCCATGCAATAGCCGCCGCAAACCATGTTTCAGGATCACTTACCTTGTAAAATCTTGTTGCTGTCCATTTGAACCAATGTGCATTTATAGCAAGTTTATGCCACTTAGAAAGCTCTCGCCATGTTTTCGTAGCTAACTGAGGTTGGGTATTCGCGGTTACTACTATCTGAGGGTGTGGACGTGTCGAAATGAACCATAACACTATCCAAGAGGTAAGGGCAGTATTATGTGTGCAAATAAAATCGTTCGCAAGATAAAGACCGTCATCGGCATCGACCGTGATGCACATGCAGTCTTCATCATGTGAATACTCGACCTTATCTATCCATCTCTTTAAATATCTTGTTTCAACATTTCTGATTCTCTCTTGTTTTCTTTTAACATAAAAAACATCACCGAAATCATCAGGGAAAGTCAACGTTGCTCTATAACAATCTCTACAAATTATATCAACGCCATCTTTTTTATATTTTCCAATTTTAACCGTCGGCTGCATGCTGGCCTTGGCGCCCAATGATCTCGCTATCCATATGGCATCTTCAACTAATCTTTTACTCGTTGAATTATAAACAACACTTCCATGTTTTTCACATTCGCCATCTGTATCTAAAAGCCCACGAAGTATACCGCGCCTGACTTTCGACGTATTATATTTATATTCGTCTGGAACATATCTTTCATAAGAATATTTTTTATTAACATCGAGTGACCTTAGTTTTGATAAAATTCTTTTTCTTAATGGGTCACATTCATATAATTTTACAGCATAATCACGTTTTTTTATTTCATCAAATATTTCCTCGTCAGGATTATGAATATAATCGGTATTTCTACATCCGTCGCCTAACCATGCCCCTAATACATACGAATCTACTGAAATGTCTTTCTCTTTAAATTCGACCGGTTTAATTGCAGGTATTTCGAATTGCCTTGCTTTACCAATACCGTTTTTTCTCAATACGCCACGTTCAATGATATCTTTCAATGGCAAAGTGACCCAACCCTTGTTGCGCCTACGCTCCTGCCGTCCCTTCACTGTCCATAAATGTTCTAATCCGCATAAAGTAGAGGAACCATCATCAAAAGTTACTTTATATACGGGCTTAGCACCCTGTTCATGCTTTCCTATAACAGTAACAGATTTGCCATTTTTTCCAAAGACACTATCGCCAACATTTATATCGCCCCAACTCTTAATTCCATTCAAGTCGTTAATTATTAACGACTTAGGCATCTCTTTTCCAATTCCGTGACCGGAGGACACTGCTAACTGCAATGCACTTTGTACGGCGCCGGCAAGTCCCCGCCTGACATGATCGCCAAGAATATCAAGTATTTCTACCTGCCAGGAGTCAGGACCATTCTCATCTGCAAGAACGGTTCCTTCTTCACCCCAGGGAAATGTGAATCGCACAAATCCCAAGGGGTCGGAATGAAAAGCTACCATACGGTTTTCAAGCTCACGCTCAAAAGCCACTTTCGTAGTCGGTTTAGGAGCATTGGCCTTTGCTTCAGCCATCGCCACTTCCGTCTTATATTTATTCGTTTTTCGACCGGCTGGTTTAGGATTCTTCACCGGTACATATTTGCTTGGCACTTTATAGGTCTTTCTCCGCCACCGTTGCCGACCTATAATTTAATTTTATTTTTTACGATTTTTTAAAACATCAATGCCCCATATCAAACAGGCAAGGACAGTTGCGACTACAGCCACGATAACGAGAGTATTCTGTTCGGGACTCATACTTCCTCCAGGTCATAATTTTCACGCTGAATACGTTCAGACTCACGTTCCGCATCACCACGACTTAAACCACCATCGAATTCCATGATTGCTGCCCGCTCTTCATACCGTTCGCGCCATTCTTTAGGCCATTCACTAATGTTTTTTACTAACATGCCGACCTCCGTGTTGGTTATCCCCTGTAAGGGTCATCATCTCCGAAAAACCATGAAAGAATATGTCCGGCTAACCACCAAAATAATCTCATATATCCTCCGATTGTCATCATCGGGATTATTCCCATCTGAAATGAATGATAACTCATTTTTTGGCTTTGTCAAGGATTAGCGCATAATATGGAAGTTTTTATCAAGATTCAATCCAGCGTACACGTCTTTTAATTCTGTTCCACACCACGGGCAGTATATCATCACTGAGCCAGTATATTCCCAGCCACGAGTTACAGAAGCCACCACCTGAAGGTCCTCAAGCTGCGACATGCCTTTCTTCCATTCCTGGCAATCGCATCGCCTCTTTACTGCATCAATTGCTCTTTTAACACTGTTCTCATTCATCATGCACCAACTTTCGTTTCATCGAGTTTATGGTCTCCACACCAATCGGTTTCATATACCATTGGATAACCACTCATTGTCGGGCATCTGCGGCGGCATCTACCTATCTCGCCTGTCTGACCCTTCTGAACGTAAAACGCACAGGTACGACATCGCATATCAGATGATCGATGTATCCACGGATCGTCGGGGAGATTGTCACTGTCGGCAGATGAAACAACATTATAACCAATCGTTGCAGCATCGATAAGAGCTGATGTTTGAGTGTCAGGAGGGTCAGGTTTACTAAAAGTCATCACGTCTGGCTTCTCTAACTCTTCGTTAGAGATTATATGCTGTAAACTTTCAATATCCTTGGTTTTCATTATTTCTCCGCCACTGTTACGCAAAATAACAAATTTCGGAGAACGTACCATGCACTCAAGACAATTAAAATCACATTGTATATTAACTTTATTATCACCTGTTGCAAGAACTGTAAACTCATACACCTCACCAGGCATACGCCTGTCCGATGGCTGGTCCGTTGTACGTCGATCATTTATTGGTCCTGTCTGCGCAGGCGGCTCCGTCGGATGTAACTCACCTGTTTTATCACAATTGTAACATTTAATGCCACGGAGAACATCTTTAATTTTGTAAATATGGATCGCATCGCAATTTACGCAACGATACCATCCCTCTTCGGTCATAACTTTATCGGCCATAACTTTGTAGTCTTCAACGTTACCGGCTCCACTTTTGCCGTTACTACTTTTCCTCATAATTTTTCCCCCTGTATGTGTCGCTGTATATGTCTCTGTGTATATCTCTGTGGGTGTCCCTGCTTATGTCCCTGTTTACCACGCTCTTTCATCACCTTTTCAGGAAAATAATGACCGGCATTCCACTCATCAATCTCCTTCATCGTGAATACCTCAAGGGCGTCATCCGTGTCCCATGCATATATAGCCATGCAATTATCCGACATTCGCGCTACACGTATATTGTCAATGTTAAATCCAGCATGACAGACAGCACAATGCTCCTTGAAAGTCTTTTTAGCCATTATCACCTTTCCACCATCTCCTGCTCAGTGAGTTTTTTCCGAAAAATATTTTTTGTTACGCGTACCGGAAATAATCGAGATGCTCTTCTCAGTTTGCTTGTTTTACTCAGTCTACACGTCATGTTTCCACCCTTCGCAGTCCATGCAACGCTTTATGAAAAATTCGGTCATTGTTCCTATCATGATGCATTCATCAAACGGACAGTCAGCAATAGTATATTTTTTATGTAGGTGTAAGGATTTATAGGCAGTAGGGCAGTTCGTTTTTACGGCAACATTTTTATCCGAGCGGATAGGTAGATAGGGGTACGCCCCTTTTTGGGGGTGGGGGGGGGTCTGAATGAGTTACGGCCTCGAAAGATTTATTGTTTCTGTTCCTCTTGTCTGATTCTGCCTTGTGTTCGCTGGTCGGCTTCATCATGTGCCCCTTTGTATCGGAGTTTACATAATACATATTATGCGCAATAGTTGTTTTTATTGGACTTACATTAACATAACAATTGTGATATTGTGGTAGACTTTGGCTGGATGCTGTGTTCACTATGTATGTATACTATTATCGCCTTGTTTCGCTGTTTTATCGCTCTGATCGGCTGTGTTGGCACTGCTGCTGCCGGTCTTCGGTGTTCACTATGTATGTATACTATCCGGTTTGTCTTAGCTCTGTAATGTTATCGGCTGTCGGCTGTGCTGGCTGTCCTGACTCGCTGTCAATGTCTTGCGTCTTGGCTACTACTGCCAGGCGTTCGGCGGCTTTGGCGAGCTTAGAAGCGAAGTTATCGCCTATTTCTTCGCTCTCATCTTTCTTGAGTTTCTGGATCGTTGCCAGTAGCTCGATCATTCGAGTCTTAGCGATGAACTGGTATGAATGCGTAACGTCCACTGTCTCACCGTTTACCTTGCGTTCGGTTATACTCATACTCTGTATCGCTTTACGGGCGTGGATCGGCAGGTCTTGGATTAGCTTGTAATTACCTTTTGCATCCAAATAGTCAGCAGGATCAAGGTGCATTGCATCACGAATCAGGCCGATAGTTGAGGACGTATCGAGCTTTACGCCGTCCTCTTTTAATTTCATTTTTAGGGAGAGCAAACGCGATATATCAGGTCTCACTAATAGCTGATGACCTCGAACTGTAGGGTGTTTTGATTTATATTTTGCATCAATACAGGCTTTTTTAGCCTCGAAACATTCCATAAAACAGATTGTAAACATGATATGTTGCGGCTTCATAGACGCCTCTAATTGCAAAATTTCCTCTTCTGTTGATAAAGCCATGTTATTCTCTTTTATTCTTTTTTATTTTCCCCGGTAATATGGCGGTCGGCGGTGTCATACTACCGGGGCGGGCATGAGACACTGGAGTGCCTCGTGATTACATAATCGTGATACATTGTACCAATAAAATAATAGATAATCGTAATAAGTCAAGGAATATATCAGCAAGGACTATAAATAAACAGCCTGAGAGCATAAAACATTGACAAATCATATAAATAATCATACAAATTATTATTTAAACCTGTAGAAGCCTATAAACAAAGGCTTTACAATAAATACTACATCAAAAATGATAAAATAGTTACCACTTGAAGTAGATGGATATTATTACAGGACAATAAGTTACAAAGAAACAGATACATTCACTACACCTTAAATACAATTTTAGATACATTTAACCTATAATAATAATAATACTTTAGAATAGATTATTATTATTGTAGTGATTGTATCTACTTTCTTTCTATTGTAGAGATTAAAAAAAATATCTTTAAATCATTTCGTTTGGTAATGACCAGATGTATTTCAAACGAAATAGAAATTTACTTTTTTTTACTTATATATATACTATCCTTCCGAAAACCAGATACATTTGATAGTGAACTTAACCTAAGTTGTTGTTATTAATAAATTAAAATGTATTTAAAATTGTATTTTCGTGTAGTATGATGTAGTGGAACACTATCAAAGCCGTTGCGCGACAACACATTACAAACACATGGGTATCATAACAGTATGCACCACAAGTATTTATGACATCATTACTGAAGTAAACATGCATCATATATTATACTATTTTGTCACGGCATAAGACCATAAAGTAAATGACGGGCGTGTAAACTGTTACATAAAATAGAGCATATCAGCGACACAGACAATGGAAAAAACATGTAAAAAAGGCAAAAAAAGACTTGACAAGACCCCGTTAAAACGTTAGTATGCGTATACCGTGATAACAAACGGGGAGCAATGACGGGATTTGCGGGCATATAATAGGCACATAAATAGTGTATTTAACCACAAAAAAGGGGCGTAAAATGCAGACAACAGACGAAAAACGGACAGTGCAAGCGATGGTACACAGCAAAAATGCTATTGATACAGTAATAATTATCAGTGATAACAGTTGCAATGATGTAGTGGCGGAGTACGGCGGCAAGAAATACACGGCA